TTGATGGATAATTATGTATTACCAAAAAAACCAGAACCTTCTGAAAAATATGTAGAACTTGTAGAAGCTTACAAAGATCTACACAAAGAAGAAGATAAGTTTAGAGGTATAAGTTTAGTACCTTTTGCATATGATATATACAATATATTGTTACATAATAATTGTAAAAGTATATTAGATTATGGATGTGGTAAAGCTATACCTTATAAAGAGAATCATAGAGATGTAGATCCTAAAAAGAAGATACCTAACTTTGATAAACCATTACATAAATGGTGGGGAGTAGATGAATTATTTTTATATGATCCTGCTTATCCAGAACATGATAAGCTACCCACTAAAAAATATGACATGGTAATTTGTACTGATGTTCTTGAACATATACCTGAAGAAGATTTAGATTGGGTTATAAGAGAGTTATGTTCTTTCTCACAAAGTACTATGTTTATTAATGTATCTACCTTACCTGCTAAAAAAACTTTTAAAACAGGTAAATATAAAGGAGAGAATGTACATGTAACTGTGCATGACCATGAGTGGTGGTTAAACAAAGTAAGTAAAATATGGAATGATAATAAAAATTTAAAAATATACTTGACTTCTACATCAAGAGAAGGTATAATGGGAACATGCATTAAAGGAGAATAAGCATCATGTTTCCATACAACGAAGACGAATGGCTGTGGTTGTCAGCTAGAAAAACTTTACAAGGAGAATTAACTATATGGCAAAGAAAGTTAAAGAGACCAAAGATAATAAAAAAATTGCATACATTATTGCAGCAATTCTTTTAGGAATAATTATTCTTGGTTCTATTATAAGTAAACCTACTAAAGAAGCAGAAGCAAATGAAGGATCAGGTACTTGGTCTGGAGGTTATAGGTACTACTATGATATGGATGAGAATGATAAAAGTAAATTAAGACTATTTGGTAAATATAAACAAGCAGATGGTGACGCTTTTAAAATAGGATATGATAGACAAGTTGGTAAAGATTTAAATCAGTTTGAAAAGAATCCTGATGATGATGGTGTTATCTTCTTTGAACAAGAATGGAAATTCTAATGAAAACATTTTTACTACTATTGAGTGTGGGGTTAGCTTCAGCTTGTGCTTTAGAAACACACCATGTTCAAGATGATTCAGTAATACAAGACGTTACAGTTATTAAATCTGCTAATGCTTGTACACAGGAAGGGAGTTGTAAGTAATGATTAAATGGATAATTGCTGCTATTGTAGTAGCTGTAATAGCTTATGGTGGATGGTATTACCATACTAATCCATCAGGAGATCAAGTTATAGAAGAGATAATTAAAGAAACTGGCACAGAATAATGCCAGAGGTATTTAAAGTAGCAATGCTACTTGTATGTTTTCATGGTGATTGCACACGATTTGAAAGTGCTCCTTACTCAAGAGATCTAAGTCAAGAGTTTTGTAGAAAGATGTTAGTCTATACTTTTAAAACTCAAGTAGGACCTTACTATGATAAGATCATAGACTTTGAAAAGGATTCACCTGAAGATATTAAGATAACCTATGCAGGTTGTGATGTTACACAAAGACGACCAGATACAGATAACGATTGGAGAATAACACCTAATGCTGATCCAGAACATATTATCCCAGATCAAAATGATCTTAGATGGCAACAAGAGAAAGGACAAGACCTCTAATGTTATTGGTTATGTTATCTATTATTCTTTTATTCTAGGTATAATATTTATTTTAGTTAGTGTATCATGGCTTTAAATGATAAACAAGAGAAGTTTGCTCAAGCGTATATCCTGCACAGAAATGCAACAGAAGCTGCAAAAGCTGCAGGATATGCTGAGAGTTCTGCCTATAATCAAGGTTATAGAAACTTACAAAATCAAGAAATAAAAGAACGTATTGCAGAATTAGAGAATACGTTAGAGACTTCAGTAGATGTTATTACTGAAATAGAAAATCAATATACCTTTGCTAAAGCAAATGGTCACACCAATAGTGCTATCAAAGCATTAGAATTATTATCACGTATAAGAGGAGCTAAAAGCGAGACAGAAATTGATATGTCTGCTGAAGGTTTAGAAGCTAATATTATAGAGAATCTAAAAGTATTAGGTAAAGAAAAAGTTATGGAGCTTATAAAAAAATGTGGCTTCTAATTTTAACTACTGACCTGCAAGAGGATTGTTTAAAGCACGTTCCAAAAGTTTTATTATTCTATCTTCTAATTCTTTTAGTTTCATATCTATCACTTCTCCTCTTCTAACTGCATCTGATTCAATAGCAGTACGCTTATTGTCAAACCTGTCACTTGCATGATCAATCATAGTTCTTAAATCTGTTTCAGTTTGTCTAAGAGAAGCTCTTACTTCTTGATCCATATTACGAGAACGTCTATCAACTCCAGCAACTTGATCCTGTACTTCATTAATATCTTTTCTTAAATCTATTCTTATAGTTCGTGCATCATCTTGTGCTGCACCTACCAATTCTTTTACACTACGTAATTCTGTACCCATATTATCTTCTAAAGAAATAATTCTTTCTTCTAATACATCTAGTTTTAAAGTAAAACCAGAAAGATCAGGAGCAACATATTCATTTATCTTTTCCTCCATAGCTACCCACCTAGCATAACCTTCAAATCCTGCCCATATAGCACCACCTAAAGTTCCTAGTAATGGGAAAATTAAAAATAATTTACCACCTTTTACTTTAATACCTTGATATTCTACTTCACTCATATTGTTGTTGGATCATCCTTTCCATTTGTAAGCTTGATCTAACAGAGATATAATCTCCAAGAGGATCAGGCATTAATTGATCAGCGTAAATCTCTTCCTCTGCATACCATTGCATCTGTTGTACTATATCTTGTTGTTGATATTGTTGTATATCAGGACCAAGAGCAGTTACTAATGCTATGGTTGTCATCTGTGCTACAGGATCATATTGTGATTGTATTGTAGCTAGTATCTCGTTTGCTTTTTCTTGTTTCTTTTCTTGTTCTTTTGTAGTTTCTAATTTCTTTGGTTCTGTTTTTTGATCCACTTCTTCTGCATCCATATCCTTACTCGCAGTTTCCTTCTCTTGTGGTTCAGTCTCTTCTTTAGCTTCTTCTTTAATCTCTTCCATGTTATTGTCTTCAGAAACATCAGCGACCTCCTTTGTAGGTTCTTCGTTAGTTTCTTCTACAACTTCAACAGGTTCTTCTTTAATCTCCTCAATAACTTCAACAGTTTCTGTAACAGTTTCTGTTTCTACTTCTACTGGTTCTTCTACTGGTTGTTCAATAGCAACCTCTTTAACTTCTTCTACTGTAGGCATAGATACTTCAACATCCATTCCTATATCTTGTATTTCTTCTACCATTTCCTGAACTTCTGTTATAACTTCTTCATATGATATAGTACCTTCATTATATTCTTCCATCATAGTACCCATTTCTATAGGTATATCTACTATCATCTCTTCCATAGGTTGTTCCATAGTAGGCATATCAAATGTCATAACCATATCAAACTCTTCCATCATCTCATCCATTTGATATTGTTCTTCTGGTGTAGCAACATCATATTGCTCTATTAATTCTACTGTTATTTGATCTTCCATTAATGCTGGTTGAACAATTTCTATCCATGTTTCTACTGATGTTGTTATGTGATTGTAATTAACTGTGTATTCTACATTATCAAAAAAATAATTCTTTGCTCCACCTATTCTTATAAATACCTTATCTAAATCTCCTGCAAAATCATACGTTCCTGTGTATGTTGTAGGTGTTTGATTATTTTGTAATGTAATTTGTCCTGTATCCCATTGCAGAACATTATTATTATATCCTTTTGTTTGAAAATATCCTGTGGTATTTGCTTGTGAATGATGCATTTGTAGTTCCCATTCTAATGCACCACCATCTGATATATGAAATTGTGATATATCTACGTACTGATCAAAGGTTGTGTGTGAACTTGATGTGCCTTTACCACATGTACCTGTACCAAAGTACGCATTACAATTTGGCATACTTGCAGGACCTAACCCACCCCAATCCAGATCCATATCACCCTCATAGCGATTCGCTACGATACCTGTATCTTTGTGTAGTATATCACCTGTTGTTTTATGTTCAACAGTTGTAGTAGTCTCTGTTATTGTATCTATATGTCCTTCACCTAGATGTTCAGTCTCTATTTCTTGAGTGACTGTATCACCCTCTGGTAACATTTGAGCATTAGAGGAATAACAGTATAAGAAGAACAGAGAAGATACCAAGAGCACCTTCGTCATCAATAATTTCTTCATCTTTAACAGCATTCTCTTTTAACCACTTCTCATAATCAGGTCTTTTTTCAGGATTATCTAACCATTCTTGTGCAGCTTCAATTCCAATTTTGCCCATATATGGACAAGGTGTTCCTGCCATTTCCATAGCTTGAAAGACTCTTTCGTCTTGACATAGCATAGATACTGCTGCAACCTTCATACCCATTCTATATAAAGCACGACTTAATTTTAATCTTTCACAATTTAAATCTCTTATAGATGTACCACCTGCTATACCTAGTATCTGTGATTGAATAGCAGCAGATGCAGCAAAGCTACAGACATCTTGATTACTGTTCATAATAGATGGAGCACTTGCAGTTGATGGAGTTCTATCAACGCTAGTTGTTCCACTAACAGTAGAGGTAGTAGATGTTACTGTATTCGTTTGTGCAAAACTTTGTAATGAAAATAAAAATGCAAATATAAATAAAAAATATTTAACCATAAGCAAAACTTTCTCCACATCCACATTGTGAGGTAGCATTAGGATTATTAATTTTTAAATAACTTCCTGCTACATCTTTAGTAAAATCTATAATTGTACCTAATACATACATAATAGCAGTAGGATGTATGTATAATAAACCTTTATCTAATTTAATAATCTCATCTGAATTAACATCTTCAACTTCTGAATTAACAAATTCCCATTTATAATTAAATCCTGCACAACCACCACCTTCAATAGATAACTGTACACCTAATGCTTTGTGTTCATCTATGGTATTTGATAAGTATTCATTAGCTTCTTTAGTAATAGATACTGGTGACATTATATAAACCTTTGTGCATTATAATTTTTATCAGGATCATTCATAACTATTCCACCACCAGCTTTTTTTATTTCTTCATCATATTTAAGAAGAGCATTAGATAATTCTTCCATACGATTAGCTACACCACTACCTTCTTTTTTAGCTTTTTTATATTCTTTATTATTTAAAAATTCTTTAGCAGCTTCTTTAAATTTTCCTTTATTTATTAATTTTATTGTTTTAGGACTACCACTTAATCCTCCTCTATAGAAAGAACTTAACATAGGCACTCTTAATTTTTCTGGTAAAAGATTAAAAGAAGGTATACGTCTATTTATTGCTTTTAATTTTTCACCTATCTCCTGATCTAATGCCATATCAGCTACATAAAGTGGAATACGTTGTCCTTCCTTTACATTAAAACCTGATGTAGATTTACTTGTTGTACCAAAACCTATTGTAGGAACACCTACACTATCTAAATATGTTATAAACTCTTGAGTTCTAGGATCATAACTTCCTATTTTTGTTTGATATGCTAAATCACCTTCATGTTTTTTTATATAAGGTACGTATTCAGCATGTTTAAATTCATATTGTTCTGGTACTCTATCACCTGTCATATTAACCATTATTGTTTTTCCATACAACTAAATAGTATCGTAAATACTGTTGACAAGATCTTGTCCACTAGGAGTATCTTTTATTAATCCTCTTTTAATAGACTGACCATGTTTATAATGTGATACCTTACCACCTTTTCTCATGGTACGTACTTTACCACCACGTTTATAACCTATTGTATCAGCTCCTAAAGAATATTTTTTAGTTTTTTCTGGATTCTCTTTTATATACTTAGCAGCTCTAGCAGCATCATAAGCTAGTAATCCCCATCCTACAATAGGCACAGCTCTACCACCAACTGTTACCATTAATTTAGCAGCATTAGGTATAGCTTTTTTAATAGCTTTGCTAATTT